TGAAGCAGGACCATTTAGAGCTTCACTATATCCTGCTTTACATAAAAGTTTTGCTCTGGTGTCAGCCATTGTTTCTTCCTAATTTTTTATCCATAATTGTCATTACATCTTTGTCAAAACTGCCAAACAAATCATTTATAAATGCTTGTGCTTGTTGATCATTTAGTGTAGCATATTGTTTACGTAATTCTGTAGCACTAGTTGCTGGTTGGCCTAATACTTTAAATTTTTGTGTAGGCACAACTTCCAAGTAACCGTGCTTGTCAAATGTTTCTTTATTATTTGTATTGTGTTGATAATATGTAGGCTCTCCGTTTTTCTTTAGTCCTACCTTAAAGCGTGGATTACCTTCATCCATGTCTTTTTTGCCTACGCCAAAAACTGCTGCTGTATTGCTTACATCTAGTTTGTCAAATATTTCATTTGGCACATATGGTTGCTTCGTAAACACAATACTGCTTGCTGGAACACCAGTAAGCATCATCATACGTTTTTTATCATCAAAACTAAAGGGCGAACCATCTTCTTGTTTGTCGCTTGTAGCAATAAAAACTGCGTCATATTTGCTAGCTAAATAGTCGTATACGAACTTGTGGCCCTTGTGAAAAGGGTGAAAACGACCAGGATAGATAGCAATAGTGCGATTAGCAACAGCTTCAGCTAAATTTACAATCTCAGTTATCAACATATTAACATCTCCACAACTATTTATACACTTGAAATAGTGTTGTTTTTCTGGTTGACACAGGGCAATAATATTGCTATAATTGTGGAACATAAGGAATGATCTATGCCAAAAAGACAAAATTATTTAAATAATAAAGAATTATTAAAAGAAATACACAAAAGTAAGTTAAGTTTTTGTTATATTGAAGACAAACAATACTATCTAATAGACGGCATTATTCACAGCATGGACGATTTAACGGACCAAGTTATTGCAGATGCAAAACAAACACGTGCAGATCGCATTGCTAATGAACGACATGCAACAGATTTAGTATTATGGGAAAATACACCAGGTAGGAAAGCAAAAGACAAACCACGTTTGATCACATACAAATTTGATGGTAGTGAAATACCATTGGAAGATATTGTGATCCGTAAAATGACTTTCGAACATGTTCCAGAAGAGCCTGGCAGAAAGAACAAGCCCAAAACAGTAGCAGACAGACACGCAAAATGTAACTTCCCCCCGTTTATCCATATTGCATGGAGAAACAACAAATGGGACGAAGTTGTACGTAGTCACTGGACTGGGGACTTGACAAATGGACAATTTAGTGTTAAAAAGGGTAAGATTACTGAAAAGTTAGCAAGCATGATGATTATGCTATGCCAGCGTTACAGTATGCGAAGTAACTGGCGAGGCTATACGTATGTAGATGAAATGCGTAGCCATGCGTTGGTTCAACTATCGCAGATAGGTTTGTATTTTGACGAAAGTAAATCTGCAAATCCTTTTGCATATTACACAGCGGCTATTACAAATAGCTTTACGAGAGTCTTGAACTTGGAGAAACGAAACCAGAACTTGCGTGATGACTTGCTACAGGAAGCAGGACAAACGCCTAGCTTTACTCGTCAAATAGATGACGAAACTGCACAACGCAAAGCAAGGGAAGAGAAACAATCCGAATATCATGACAAAATGGAACAAGATATGAAAGACGCAGGATACAATATTATACCATGAGTCAATTTTTTAATAAAGTTGCATGCTTTACAGATATACACTTTGGTAATAAAAACAATAGTCGTATGCACAATGATGATTGTGAACGGTTTATCTATTGGTTTATTGATAAAGCCAAAGCTGAAGGATGTGAAACATGTATTTTCCTTGGTGATTGGCACCACCATCGCAGTAGTGTAAACGTAAGCACACTAAATTATACAGTGCCAAACATTAAAAGGCTAAGCGAAGCATTTGAAAATGTGTATATGATCATGGGAAATCATGACTTATACTACAGAGAAAAGCGTGAAATCCACAGTATTCCTTATGCAGGATTACACGAAAATGTACACTTAATCAATGATAAAATGATGGAAAGTGGAGGCGTTACACTTGTGCCTTGGCTGGTAGAAGATGAATGGAAAAAGATGGCAAAGCTGAAAAGCCGCTATGTTTTTGGACATTTTGAGCTACCGCATTTTAAAATGAACGCAATGGTTACTATGCCAGATCATGGCGGATTAACTGCTGGAGACTTTAAGAAACCAGAATATGTGTTTAGTGGACATTTCCACAAACGACAAAACAACAACAATATCCATTACTTGGGTAGTCCTTTCCCACACAATTATGCAGATGCATGGGACGATGATCGAGGTATGATGATATTGGAATGGGACGGAGAGCCACAATATATTGACTGGCCTGACGGTCCAAAGTACAGGACACTGCCACTAAGTAAACTTATTGACACTCCTGACAAGTATTTGAGCGAAAATACTTATTGTAGGGTTACATTAGATGTACCCATTAGTTATGAGGAGGCAAACTTTATAAAGGAAACTTTTGCCAAACAATATAAACTACGAGAGATTGCACTTATGCCTGCTAAAAAAGAAGAGCATGCAACAGATTGGAAAACTGACAATGAAATAGAGGTTGAAAATGTGGACCAAATAGTGTATAATCAATTAAAGGCTGTTGATAGTGACATGATTAACAGCAAAATGCTAATGGATATCTATGCGAACCTATGATTAATATTAACAACGTAACCATAAAAAACTTTATGAGTGTGGGTAACGTAACGCAAGCCGTGCGTTTTACTGATGCAGGACTTACACTTGTACTAGGAAACAATGTAGATTTGGGCGGAGACGGTAGCCGTAATGGTACTGGCAAAACTACAATAATTAATGCACTTAGCTATGCACTGTATGGCAATGCACTAACAAATATCCGCAAGGATAACTTAATAAACAAAACCAACAACAAAGGTATGTTGGTTACAGTTGACTTTGAAGTTAACGGAATAGAGTACAGAATTGAAAGAGGACGTAAACCTAACATTTTTAAATTTATGGTAAACAATAATGAAATGTTGGAAGACGGTACTGATGAAGGACAAGGCGAAGGACGCCTTACTCAGCAGGAAATAGAACGCCTGTTGGGTATGAGCCACGTTATGTTTAAACATATTATGGCACTGAACACTTACACAGAACCGTTCCTTAGTATGCGAGCAAATGATCAACGTGATATTATTGAGCAATTGCTGGGTATCACAATGCTTAGTGAAAAAGCAAACGTACTTAAAGAACAAATGAAAGACACAAAAGATGCAATAAAAGAAGAAGAATATCGCATCAAGGGTGTAGAAGAAGCAAATTCAACAATTGCAAAAAGTATTAAAGACTTAGAACGCAGACGTAAAGTTTGGGAAGATAAAAAATCTGCAGACATTGTAGCGTTCGATGAAGCAATTTGTGAACTAGAACATTTAGATATCGAAGCTGAACTATCTACACATGGAGACTTGGCAGTATTCCATGTAAACTTACAACGTAGAACACAGCTAGAAGATAACATTAGTACTATCCGAAAGGATAATGTAAAACAAGACAAGCTAGTCGAGAAGCTAGGAAAAGAAATCGCATTATTAGTTGATAACAAGTGTCATGCTTGTGGTCAGGATATACATGACGATAAGCAAGAAGAAATTCTCAAAACAAAACAAGATTTAAAAGCAGATGCTGAAACAACACTGCAAGAAAATCTTACACAGCTACAAGAGCATGAAATAAATTTGGATGCACTTGGAGACTTAGGCACAGCACCAGTAACTTTTTACGAAAATGTGAGCGATGCGCACGATCACAGAAACAAAGTGGTGCAATTAAAAACACAATTGGAAACTAAAGAGGCTGAACAGGACCCTTACACAGATCAAATAGAGGCATTACAAAACGAAGGTATTCAGGAGATCAGTTGGGAAAATATGAATCAGCTAAATCTTCTACGTGAACACCAGGATTTTCTTATGAAACTGCTAACTAATAAAGACAGCTTTATTAGAAAGCGAATTATAGAACAAAACTTATCATACTTAAATACACGACTAGGCTATTACTTAACTAAACTAGGCTTACCACATGAAGTACAATTCCAACCCGACTTGACTGTTGAAATCACAGAGCTGGGTAGGGAACTAGACTTTGACAACTTATCTCGCGGCGAACGTAACAGGCTTATCCTTGGCTTATCTTGGTCCTTTAGAGATGTGTTCGAAAGCATGAACACTCCTATAAACTTTTTGGCAATAGATGAATTAGTAGACTCAGGCATGGATAGCAACGGTGTAGAATCATCGTTGAGCGTACTAAAGAAAATGGTACGTGAAAGAGATAAAAACATTTTCTTAATTAGTCACAGAGACGAACTTGTAGGACGAGTTAGTCATACTCTGCAAGTACTAAAAGAGAATGGTTTTACTACGTTTAACGCAGATACAGATTATGTCGAAGAATAAAAATGAACGTGTAACAATCACATTGACAGATCCTGATACGGGTGTTACATTAAAAGTACCCGAATCTAAAGTAACTAATTGGGACGGCTATGACGTCTCTGTTAAAAATGATAGTTACAAATGGATTGTGGATAGTGGAATAATTGATTCAAGCGATTTAACTTCAATATATGAAAGACCAAGCGACAAAACTATTAGGCAAAGATACACAGGCCATAGAAAAATAGATAATATCAGCAATATTGGTATACATACATTGGAGAAAATGAGCAAACGTGGCAAAAAGTGATTGGACTTATAACGGAATAAAAGTTGAAGAACTTCCGGAAACTTGTGTAGGATTTGTCTACATAATTACCAATCTGACGAATGATAGAAAATATATAGGCAAAAAATTAGCAAGATTTAAAGTTACAAAAAAACCTCTAAAAGGCAAAAAGAACAAAAGACGAAGCACTAAAGAAAGTGATTGGCGCACCTATTGGGGCTCAAGTGATAAACTAAACAGAGATGTAGAAGAATTAGGCGAAAACAATTTTACAAGGCAAATACTTTATTATTGTGAAAGCAAAGGCGAACTTAGTTACTTAGAAGCAAAAGAACAATTTGATCGCAGTGTGCTGGAAACAGACGAATATTACAATGGCATTATCAACG